TAAAGCAGTTTGCATCATCTATATCACTTACTGGCGGATACAAAGTTATCATTCTTGATGAGGCAGATTATCTTAATCCACAATCAACACAACCAGCCCTTCGTGGTTTTATTGAAGAATTCAGTAACAACTGTCGCTTCATTCTTACTTGTAATTTTAAAAACCGCATTATTGAACCATTACATTCACGTTGTAGTATATATGAATTTAATACGACTAAGAAAGACCTTGCATCATTAGCTGGTCAATTCATGGATCGACTAAAGTATATTCTTGATGAAGAAAACGTTAAGTATGAAGACAAAGATTTAGTGCCAATTATTATGAAGCACGCACCAGATTGGCGACGTGTTATTAATGAAGCACAAAGGTTATCGACGAGTGATAACACAATTTCTAATACTAATAACTTAGCCGCAAGTAGTGTTGATTCCTTTAAAGAAATCATGCGTCATCTAAAAGATAAAGATTGGAAAAAAATGCGTGCTTGGGTGGTTAATCATCAAGACCTAGATACGTCTACTGTAATTCGTGGTATATATGATAGCATGTTAGATCATCTAAAGCCTGCATCAGTACCACAACTTGTATTAATACTTGCTGATTATCAATACAAGTATGCATTTGTTGCCGACCATGAAATAAACTTGGTTGCTTGTATGACTGAAATTATGGGTTTGGAGTTTGTATAATGAACCCATTTGAGTATTTAAATGCTATAAATTCAAGCAAAAAAGACATTATGATTGATGATATTACTGAGAAGGCATACGCGCCTTTTATGATTAATAGATCGTTATCTTACTTTCAAGACACTGTATTTTTTGCGAATACAATGAATCAATATCATCATATAGACAATAAACTGCAATTTCAATTTCTTATAAATACGATTAGGAAACGAAAACGTTTCTCTAAATGGATTAAACCTGAACTGAATAATGACATGGATGTCGTGAAAGAATATTATGGTTATAGCAATGAAAAAGCTCGCCAAGCACTTACACTCTTATCATCTAGTCAAGTTGCAGAAATAAGAAAAAAGGTGAGTAAAGGTGGAAGAAACTAAAATTGTTCATTGGACTCCAATAGATATGTTAGAGATCTTATTAAATGAACCAGACGACTTTTTAAAAGTTCGTGAAACCCTAACACGTATTGGTGTTGCATCAAGAAAAGAAAAGAAATTGTATCAGTCATGCCACATTTTGCATAAGCAAGGTAGGTATTTTATCGTACACTTTAAAGAGTTGTTTTTACTTGATGGTAAGAAAGCCAATCTTGAAGAAAATGACGTTAATCGCAGAAACACAATTGCGACTTTGCTTAGTGATTGGGGTCTAACCTCATTCGCTGTAAAAGCTGAATTAGATTGCGCTCCATTGAGACAGATTAAAATCATTCCTTATAAAGAAAAGGCTAATTGGGAACTATGCCCAAAATACAATATTGGAAATAGTTGATGTTTGATGAAACATTCTTAACGCATGTTAGGAATAGAAATTACTATCACAGTAAACCTTATGATACATTTGACTATGATATGTATGGATTTACAAAGTATTTGGTATCGCACCCATTAAATTTAATGGTGTGGGGCGATCATAGAAAACGTGTGACTTTACGTGATATGCATTTACGAAATCAAACTCCATCTTTTGCTAAGGATATTCATAAAGCTTTAGCAAAAACTTTTTATAAAAATCGTATAACCTTGCACGGATTTGCAGGGTTCACCTCTGATAGTGAAAGCTTTAGTGTCCATAGAGATAGAGAAGATGTTTTGTTTCTTAACGTAATAGGTAGTATTAATTGGAGTATATGGGAATCAGAGGATTGGAAAGACTATACAACGAATGTTATTACTGATTGGTCAAATGGTGTTGCGAAGTTTGACAAAGTGTTTACACCTGGTGATCTAATATGGGTACCACGTGGTACATGGCATTTGGTTAAACCTAACTGTGCGCGTGTAGGATTTTCATTTGGAATAGAAGGTGATATAGATCCTTCTACTTACATATAAATTCTTTCTTAATTAAAAAAAAGTTGACATCCCTTTATAATTCTGATATAAATACATACAGACTAACTATGAACAATTTGTAGTGGTCTAATATACTATAGCGATGCAGAATAATCTGGTCGCATATCAATCTTGCTTGCTCAAAAGGAGATAACAATGACAGGCTTACAAACACTATTCCCCCGATCATCTTTCGTTGGTTTTGACCATCTGTTCAACGAACTAGAGTGGACAGCTAAACATGCTCAAGACCATTATCCCCCACATAATATTATAAAACAAGGTGATGAAGAATACCTCATCGAACTTGCTATTGCGGGATTTACTAAGGAAGAGATCTCAGTAGAAGTTAAAGATAGAACTTTGACTGTAAAAGGAGAACACGTTTCTAAAGGGAGAGAATTTATCCATCGTGGCATTTCGACAAAGAAATTTAAACGAACCTTTAGGCTGTCCGAACATGTAAATGTAAACGGAGCAGATATTCAGGATGGGGTACTTGCAATTGAATTGAAGTATGTTATTCCAGAAGAAATGCGTCCTCGTAAAATCAATATTGGTCAAACGAGGAATCACAATGACACAACTAATAATACTACAAGCCAACTTCTTACAGAACGCAATTAGTGCCCTGTTAGATCTATTTAAAGACTTACGTGCATCACGCAAGGAAATTTCAGAAGCTAGACAGACTATTAGAGAGTTGAATAAACTTTCTGATGCAGACTTACTAGACATCGGCATTTGTCGTGGAGACATCTTTAACGTCGCTCATAATAAGACTGACAATATAAGGAGACGTTTCTAATGACTGAAGCAGTAATGAAATTTGCCCTAGCACCTGTAGGTGGACTCTTTAGTGGGTTTAATAGCTTCTTTCTATCAGTAGGAAAGGCAAGAGCTGCATCTGAGCTTCATAGAATGGGTTACCATGAGGAAGCAAAGTATCTAATGCTGACTGACGCAAAAGACTTGTAAATGTCAATACAAATATGAAAAGGGGCTGTTGTGGCCCCTTTCTCTTAAAACACACTGGAGTATATTATGAAATTTTTTAAATCCCCTTGGCATTTCGATAAATTCAGAAAAGATGAAGATGGTGAATATGTAAAATGTTTGGGTAGGTTTATAGGAAACTTTGAAGAAGAAATAGCTTTGGCACGTTCCAGACCTCTTGTAGCTCAAAGATATAATGAACAAAATTATAACCATGCGGCTAACAAGCCTAGTTTAGGTCATATAGAAGAAGACAAAGCAAATCCTGAAGGTAAGCCTTCAAGTGTTATGTTTAATAAAATAAACTTTGATAAAACACCTGACGATTATCCTACGTTTATGAAAGTATTAAACTTTTTACACCTTGATACAAACGATAAATTAACGTGTAAAATGAACGATCAATATCCCAATGATCAACTTATGTGGCATGTAGATAATTTACCAGGAAATCCTGTTAAAGATAGAGTGATAGACAATCCTGATTTTATATACAATCCTGATAAGATACGATTTCTTGTTATGATAGAAGATTGGGAACCGGGACAGATACTTCAATTTGGCAATAAGGTTTATACGCAGTGGCAAGCTGGAATGGTTCTTAGTTGGGAATGGTCAACTTTACCACACATGACATTTAATGGTAGTTGGAAGAAACGTGCAGCATTACAGATAACAGGCACAGCCACAGAAAAAACGTGGAACTTTGTTCGTGCAGGTCACCAATATCACAAATATATTATATAGCTTTACAAACATACAAAATTATGATATGATGCTTACAAATAAGGAGTTTGCATTTTGAGTTTTTACACATCAGTTGAGGTTATTGGTAACCGTATCGCCTATAGAGGTTATAATGATCTAGGACACCCTATATCAAACAAGTATAGTTATGAACCTACATTGTTTTTTCCATCTGCCGAAGTCACTGGTTGGAAATCTATGTATGGTGATGATGTTAAGCCCAGAAAGTTTGGTTCTCCCAATGCAATGCGAGATTTTATTAAAGAACAATCAGAAGTGGCAAATCCTACATATCATGGTATGGACAGAGTTGTTATGCAATTCATTCAAGACAAGTTTCCTGGTGAAGTAAACTTTAAGAAGTCTCATATGAACATTGTTAATTTTGATATTGAGGTACATTCTGAAGATGGGTTTCCTGAACCAGAAGACGCTTTACATCCAGTCACGGCTATTTGTTGTAAGTCTTCTCGTAATAGCATTTATCATGTTTGGGGTTGTGGCGAGTACGACTATAATAAATCTCCACACAAGAATCTCCTTATACAATATCACAAGTGTAATGACGAAATTGATTTGCTTACTAAGTGGGTCACATGGTGGAAAGCAGATTATCCTGATGTTATTACAGGTTGGAATATTCGCTTCTTTGACGTACCTTATCTAGTGAACCGTATTGAGAGACTTGCCTTAGAACACGATATGGATATTTCTCCAAAGAGTATGTCTCCTTGGAATGATGTACGTCAAAAGTCTGTACGTCTTAAATTTAAAGAGATGAAATCTTATCAACTCATGGGCATCAATCAATTAGATTACTTAGACTTGTTTCAAAAGTTTGGGTACAGTTTTGGAGCTCAATCCTCGTATCGCTTAGATAATATTGCTCATGTTGTAATAGGCGAAAAGAAGCTGTCTTATGAAGAGTTCGGTAGCCTTCGCAATCTTTACAAAGAAAACTATCAACTTTACATAGATTATAACGTAAAGGATGTAGAGCTTATTGAGCGTATAGACGATAAAATTGATTTGATGGGGTTAGCCTTGACTATGGGCTATAAGGCTGGATGTAATCTATCTGAAGTTTTTGGTACGACTTCTATATGGGATAGCATTGTCTATAGAACTTTACACGATC